AGAACGAACTAAAGGCATTCACAAAATGGCCGATGATCCAAGCCGCCGAAATTGTGGATTGGTTCGACAAGTTTGAAATCGAGTTTGAGGACGATGGCGACTAGGCTATATCTACAATCCGGCGAAACGCCGCCCATAACCCCGGCGTATGGCTCCAACTGGGATAACACGACCACGGCGATCCGGTCAACCGCCGACACAACAAAGCAGAGCACGACCATGACCACAATCTCAAAGGACGGGGACGGGGATGCGGCCGACACGGACCATTTATATTTGCAATTCACCGGCCCAGCGTTGGCCGCCCAAACATTGGCGGCCCAATCGGTCAAATTGCAAATGCGGCTGATGGAAGAAAACGCCCGCGCAAATCAGTACATGGCGCTTGAGGTTCGGGTCCACCAATCGGACGGGTCATTACGTGGGACATTGTTCTCACTGACACGGGACACGACCGAATTAGCGACCAGCCTAACCAACCGGGGCATGAGCGGCACAACGTCAGAGTTAGAGGTCTATGACGGGGATTACCCGGTAGTAGAGATTGGGACCGGTGGCGATCCCGCCACCGGCGCAGGCGGGAATAGTCATGACGGTGATCTTCGATATGGGGATGCGTCCGCGTCCGACCTGCCGGAAAATGACACCAGCACGGACGATTACAACCCGTGGGTAGAATTCGCGGGCGATTGGTCCTGGTATTCGGCCGGGTCATCGAGCGTTCCGGCAATGATGCAACATTATAGACAGCAGAGGTAACGATGCAATATCTAAAACAAAGCACCGCAAAAACGCTCCGTTTTGGTCCATTCCTGGACGACACGGACGGAAAGACGGCCGAAACAGGGCTGACGATCTCTCAGGCTGACATCCGACTCTCGAAAAACGGCGGGGCATTCGCGCAAAGCAACGACTCCAGCGGGGCAACCCATGACGAGAACGGTTGGTATTATTTGCAATTGGACACGACCGACACCAACACGTTAGGACCGCTTACGGTGGCGATCCACGAGAGCGGGGCGCTCCCGGTATGGCGGGAGTTTATGATTGTTACATCCAACTGGTATGATACGATGTTTTCCACGGACCAATTGGATGTCAACGTTACAAATATCGAGGGCAGCGATCCAACGGACCAAATCAACGCCGCTTGTGATACGGCGCTGGCAGATTATGACGGTCCAACGAACGCGGAAATGGAAGCGCGGACTCTGGCCGCCGCAAGTTACTTTGACCCCGCGGCCGACACGGTAGCCAACGTGACCACGGTTGGGACCCTGACCGGTCACACGGCCCAAACCGGGGACAACTACGCTCGACTTGGTGCGCCGGCCGGCGCGAGTGTGTCTGCTGACATCGCGGCCGTAAAAGCAGAAACGGCTGACATTGTGGCTGACACCAACGAACTGCAAGGGGACGACGTGCCCGGACTTATTGCGGCGCTTAACGACGTATCGACGGCCGAGGTAAACGCAGAGGTAGACACGGCCCTAGCAGAAATCCATCTGGATCATCTGCTGGCGGCGACATACGATCCGGCGTCCAAGCCGGGTGCGGCCGATGCTCTGCTGAATGAACTTGTCGAAAGTGACGGGGGTGTCAGCCGGTTCACGGCCAACGCCCTGGAGGAAGCGCCAACGGGCGGAAGCGCACCAACGGCCGGCGAGATTGCGGATGCGGTCTGGGATGAAGCGGCCGGCGACCACGTAGGAGCCGGTACGTTTGGCCAGCAATGCGGAACGGACATTGACGCCATTCTCACCGATACGGCCGAAATCGGCGCGGCCGGTGCAGGGTTAACCGGCGTTCCGTGGAATTCGGACTGGGATGCAGAAGTACAGTCCGAAGTTCAAGACGCGATCGAAGTGAACAAACTTGATCATTTGGTTGCGGTGGCGGATGCGGACGATCCGGTCAATGATTCGATTCTTGCCAAATTGGCCGCGTCTGATGGGGATTGGTCCGGGTTCGATAATTCGACCGATTCCCTGGAAGCGGTCCGGGATAATCAGGCGGGTGCCGACACGGGCGCGATCGCAGACGCCGTATGGGATGAAGCACGGTCCGGGCATACAACTGCCGGGACATTTGGCGAGACGTTAGGCACCGTTGAAAGCAACATTGACAACCTGGACGCGGCGATTTCAGGGCTCAACGACTTGAGCGCGGCCGAGGTAAACGCCCAAGTTGACACGGCTCTCTCGGACATAAATCTCGACCATTTGCTAGCCGTCGCCGATGCTGACGACGTGGTCAACGATTCCGTCATTGCAAAGCTGGCGGCATCCGATGGGGACTGGTCCGGGTTCGACAAAGGCACGGACGCCCTCGAAGCAATACGTGACAACCAAGCCGGGGCGGATGCGTCAGCCATAGCAGACGCGGTATGGGACGAGGCGAAAAGCGGGCATACCGCGGCCGGGTCATACCAGCGCTGATTGCCGCCCTGAATGACCCAACCGCGGCCGCGATCGCAGATGCGGTTTGGGACGAACTTTTGACTGGTGCAACGCACAACATAGCGACCAGCGCTGGTCGGCTACTCCGTGAAATCGCAGATACCGAGGTTTTGGTAGGCGAGACAACCGCACAAACGGGCGGGGCGCAAACAATAACCCTGGCGGCTGGTGCAAGCGCGATTGATGACTTTTACAATCAGACAATCTTAATCATTGTGTCGGGGACCGGGGCTGGTCAGGCGCGGACAATCTCGGACTATGACGGCACAACAAAGATAGCTACCGTTTGCATGGCTTGGGGTACAGAGCCGGACAATACCAGTGTTTACGTTATCCGAGGCATGGCATGTGTCGGCGTCCATGCAATGCAAAGCGGGGTCTATGATCTGATCAACGCCGAAGCGGACACGGCCCTAGCCGATTACGACGGCCCAACCAAAGCGGAGTTAGACAGCGGTTTTTCGGCGCTCAACGATCCAACGGCCGGCGCGATCGCAGACGCCGTGTGGGATGAAACCAGCGCGGGTCACACGGATGCAGGTAAAGCCGGTCAACAATTGTGGACCGACCTGGATGCGGTCCTAGCCGACACAAACGAAATCCAAGGGGACTTGGTGAACGGTGGGCGGTTGGATTTGCTCATTGACGCCATTCTCGCGGACACGGCCGAACTGCAGACCGATTGGGCTGACGGCGGGCGCCTGGATTTACTCATTGACGAATTGACCAGCCAGGGCGACACGAACGAAGGCAAATTGGATACCATCGATACAGTTGTTGACGCGATCCTGGTGGACTCGGCCGCGCTGGCCGATACGGCCATTTCCGAAATCACGGGGGCGGCTGACATTCCGGCGACGCCAACGCTCCGCCAAGCGGTGATGCTGGTCTATATGTGGTTGAGAAACAACACGCAGTCAACGGCCACCGAGCGGAGAATATTCAACGACGCCGGAACGGAAATCTTGGACGGGACCATGAGCGACGATGGAACCACATTCGCACAAGGCAAACTTGGGGACGCGTAAAAATGGCGATCGACACGCAGAACAAAAGGCGGTCAACGGTCGCGGTGCTCCCGGTCGCGGATGGCGCGATCGGGACTCAGGATCGGCCGCATGTTTGCTGGATATATGCCGGGTTGGTTATTGGTGCCTTGGCGGACTTGGTGGAATTCCCACTGACCGTAATTGTCAACCAATCACCAACGGTGGCCGCATTGTGTAACCCGTCCCCGTCTTATGACGTTACGGCGCAACCATCGCCAAGCATGAAAGTGAGGACACCATGAGCCTGAATGGCATTGTATCGGAAGATTACGGTCAAACGTTGGTATTGACCATAACGGACAAAGACACCGGGAACGCCGTTGACGTGTCCGGTTATACCACGTCAAAGAAAATCGTGCTGATCGATCCCAGCCGCAACAAAGCAGAAAAGAACGCCGCATTTGTCACCGATGGGTCAGATGGTCAAATCGAGTATACACTAGCTGACGGGGACATTGACGAACCGGGCCGCTGGGGAATACGGGCAAAGGTAGCTTCCGCCAATGCCATCTTGACCAGCGTAACGGAATGGTTCAACGTGGAATAATTGACCCATAGGACAGGAAAAGAAAACGGCCACCTTGAGCCTTGTCAAGGTGGCCGTTGTGGTATATTTCCGCCCGTTACCAAGTCAAATTCCACGCCAATGCAATTTAGACCGCGTTAGTTCTCTCTGATGACTACACGGTGCTAACAAGCGGAAAGACTGACATCAATCTTTCAATAGTCGTCCTTTCACTATTTTTGCCCAGCCGGCCGACATGACGCCGATCGCGTCCGCCTCGTCCGGTCGGGTTATTTTCCGTCCGGCGATTCCGCTGGCACCGATCAACCCGGCCGGCCCCTTGTGGGCACCGGACGCTTTGACTTGTGTAGCGGTCACCGTCACAAACCTGATTGAATGCAAAAATGCCTTGTACCGCGTGAAACCTTCGAGGGAGCCAAGCATCCGGTGGGTTGCCATGTTGCCACCACTGTTTCCGGTTGCGAGTTCGTATATTATGGCATGGACCGGACCCCATGAGGCGAGCCCAGCTTCCAGCCATCGGACATATTCGAACACACGATACCAACCAGGAAGTTTATCGGAAAATCTCTTAGTCCCGCTATCGGCATATTCGCCGTCAACGGCCGCGCACCAACCGGTTATAGTTGTACTCGCGTCAAGCGCTAGTAGATTCATTCCGCGCCCCGTCTATTTTTCCCTCGTCCGTTTTGATCCACTTCATGAGGATCGCAACCGCCCGCCGCCATTCCATGTCATCCGCAAAATTCTCCGCCGTGGTATGAATTGCGATACGCGAGCGGTCGTCATTGACACGGCAAAGCATGTAAACAGCCGGCCGGTGAATCGCGGGCGCTTCCTCGTCGTCCGGGTGCGGTACAAAATCACCAAACGCGCGGAGAATAACCCAACGCGGCGTTTCGTGGAGAACCATCAACCGCCCGTAATCCTTCCCGTCGATTTCAAACCGGCCGTTTTCATGCTCAATGAAATCGTGCCATTCCAAGATGGTCCTGCGGTATGTGTCGAATCCCGCTTTTACATGGTGTTCACTCTTCTTCATCGTCGTCCCCTTCGCTAATTATTGCGGCAAAAATCTTTTCATTGGCCGCGCTCAACCCAGACTCGAACCGCACGAGCGCTTTCATGCGCTCATCGGGATCGGTGATCTCGAGTATGGATTCCTCGAGTTTGTTACAGAATTCGAGCAATTTGTCCGGGGAAAGTTCGCGCCAATTCTCTAGCCGTTGCAGTTTACTCCGAACGCGGATCAACAAACGCTCTTGTTCCCGCTCGTGCTCAATGTCGCCCAGCCATTCATCCAGGTTCTCATAGCAATGGTTTCGACACGTCAAAAGCGCGGCGTCGATAATGTCCGCGGCGCTTTCGTTTGGCTCCACGGTTACCGTCAAAGTTACGCTGGCATCGGCGTGACCGAATTCATATGGATGACTCCGCTTTTCGTGCGTTGTTACAACGACCTCAGTAATATAGCCCATTATGATTCTCCTTGCATGTTTGGCATTTCGTCCCATGTGCGGCCGGTCCATTCGATCGCGGTCGCCATTAGAAACGGTTCCCGCCGCCGCTGTTCAGTCCATCGAGTTCGGCTAAAATCTTGGCATATGCACCGCCCCAGCGAAGTCGGCCGTCTGGCCCTTCGTCTGGCAATTGCCCGGACATTTTGAGCATCATGTCTGCAACGCCGAAATTCAGCGGTGATTGGCAAGCGGCACTCATGTAGAATATTGCCGTTGTCGCCAATTTCGGGCGGTCGCGGTACGGCAAAGCGTGAAAATCCTCGGTCACCAATTCAATGCTGAGAGTAGCCGGGAAAAGCGGGGGTTCCGGGAGCGGTTTCCAGCCAATGACCTTATATTGGGAACAGGTTCCTGGCATGTCGCCATCGAGTGCATATTGCCAACCGCCGCCTCTTAGTTTTCCAGCAACGCTGAATCGGCGGCCGGTTGGCAAGTGTTCAATAGCAATAATCAGCATTTCCGTGTTCGGTGATAATTTCTCAGTCGAAACGTTCCAGTCATCATTTTTCATCGCAAATCTCCTTTGTGTGTTATTTTGCCCAGACCATGCCGTCTGTGTCCGGGTCATTCATCCCGTACCATTCGTCAAGCGCTCGATCGGTGCATTGGGGACATTCGCAACCCCAAGGTGGCTCCGTGCCGCAAATCGAGCAATGGTAACGCGATTCCTCATAATGCCCGCATGTGCAGAGCCAGCCATATTGAGGCATTATGACGCAAGCCGCCCCGACAATTTGAGCCGATAATCCGGGACCCCGGTCAAGTCAACCATGAGCCCGGGCGGGGCCATTTGTTGGAGCCGTGACCATGCCCGCGGCCCAATGTAGCGACCGAATTCTCCGCCGTCCCGGTCCAGGGTGAGGTTCGTGGAAACCAGCAAACCGCGTTGACGCTCATAGCACCAATTGACGATCGAATAATACCGCATGGCGATCTCGTGCCCTTGCATGTCCGCGGCAATGTATGGTAACGTCCCCTCGGTCCCCACGTCATCGATCGCGATTACATCCGCGTCACCAAATAGCCCGCCCGGGTTGGTGTTTTTCACGAGGCGGATCAGCTTTTTCGCCTCGTAGAATCGACCAGTGAAACCAACCGGGACCCCGTCCACGGTGTAACAATTGCAATGCAAAAGCGCCTTCAACATGTGCGTTTTACCAACGCCCTTACCCGTCGCCCGTTCGTCACGGTATGCGGCCGCCAGAACCAACGAGAGGCGACGGTTGCCACCAGTCGCTTTTTGACGCTTCCAGCGTTGCGCGGCCGCTACCGCCTCGCGGACCAACGGATGCCAGGAAACGTCAATTTCCGAGAGCAATATCCGCTTCATTGGTTGCACCGCGTTTGCGTTGCATGTATCGGTCGTGACCAATGTATCCTGGTTAACCATTAAAAAACACCGCCTTTGTGTTGTCTGTCGATCGGTCGCCCGTTATGGCCCGGTGGGAGCCGCCCCGGTTTGTCATCATAATTCCCGGCGAGGCACCGATCGTAATGATCATCATTCCGCAAAAACCATCCTAAATCGAACCATGGAGCGGTTTGCAAAAAACTGGACTGGGACGCCCGCTCCAATGCGCCCTGCCAGTTCTCTCGGAAATGATCGGACCGCCAACGGGTGCGGACTTTTCCCTGCAGGGTTTTGTTCACCGCCCGCGGTTGCCGTTTTTCCGGGAATAATGCGATCCACGTTTGCCGAATTTCCTGGTAAGCGGCGGTGGTTTGATCATGTGGAACCGTCGAAGTATCCGGTTGAGGGATATCCGTCTCGCGTGTTTTTTGCGGTAATTCACTTCTATTCCCTTCTCTTCTCTTCTCTTCTCTTATGCCGTCAATTTCGCGGCATTCATCCGGCATTGGTCCGTCATCGTTCCGGCATTCGTCCGGCATACCAAACCCAGGCGGGTCCGTTGGTGCGGCCGGTGTGGATTGTGCTCCTGGTGGGGGCGGTATGTTGCTTTCCGGTTCCCGTTCCTTTCTGAGCCCGGGTTGGTTCTTGTCGAACCGTAAAAACGATATCCACCAATCGCCGCTCGCCTCGTAATGTTCGACCAGACCGAGATCGACCCATTCCTGGATGAATGACTTTACGTGTTCCGTTGTTACGTCATCGCGCCTGGGAAACAGCATAGAACGCACGAGGGCCGGATCGCCATGGGTCCGGCCCTCTCGGTCTGCAAATGTGACTAACCACGTAAACGCAAGGCGGCTGGTGTCGTTTGACATGTCATGGATCGCCTTGTCGCGCGTGATCGCGTTGGTGATGATTCTACCTCGTGCCATTGGTTGAACTCCCGGAAAACAAACCAACCGCCCCGGACCGGTTCTGCGGGGTGTCAACGCCGGCAAAAAACGACGGAGATCGGGGCGGTTGGTCTATTGATGTGATGTGGCTTTGTCTAATAATCATTTCCGTTTTTTGGGTCCCGACGTTGACAGAAACATTTTACACTAACTCACGGAATAAGCCAAGGGCGCTTTGACAAACCGGCCGTTTGCATCGCGTTGCGCGGAATGGGATCGGGTAACGCCGCCCCGGCGGTGAAAATCCGGGCAACGGTCGAGCGCCGCCCGATATCCGCGGGTCCCGGCCGTTCTGGCCAATGCGCCCCACCGCACAAAATCACCCCGTTCTTTGTGATATTTGACATGACAATCCTGATGCACCAGGACCGTCGTCTCGGGATCGTTTTCCCGGTCAGGGTGGTGGTAATTGGTTTTCTGCCCGTCAATAATGGGCTCGCCGCACAGTTGACATATTTCTGTCATTTTACGAACCCCGCCCCGTTGCATGTTTGGCATTCGCCTCGCCCATGGCACAGCGGGCAAATATGCGGAAAGTGATCCCATTCCCAAATTCCCTGGAGTCCGCGAGCGGGAATTGGTTCCTTGAGCGGTTTGGCGTTTGTGAGGTACCACATGAACCGGCCGGGGGAATAGTCGCCCCAAAGCCGCTCACTGAACATTGGGAGATTGTGCAGTTGCACTTTATCGACATGGACGATATCAGCGACGGCGACGATTACGCCGCGCGGGAGTTCGGACAATTTGAGCCCTGCCAATTCGGCGATGTTTCGACTCTCGCTCGTGGTCCCCTTACCGGCGTGAATCGCCAACGGTCCGCGGTAATACGTGTTCCAGGATCGTGTTTCGATGTTTTTCTTTCCAAGGGCAATGAGGCTCGCCCATGGTTGGTATAGGGTTATGGCTTTCATTTTGCATTCTCCAAGTGCTCAATCATTTTTTTACCCAGCCATCTGGTATATGCCGGGGGGATAGCCTGGGCGAGTTCGTTCCGTGTCATCCAGTTTATTCCCATTGCGATCTTGCCGTCCTCATTTATGAAATTGTGACCCGTGACACAGATAGCAGTTGCGCCGTTTGAGAATGACGACCTCTGCCGGTGGCTTGCCGTGGTCAAGTGTTTGCAACGACACGCGGCCGGGGAAAATACAATCTCGGGCCAACATTCAAACCAGCGATGCCGGATCAGCGGCAATCCAAACATGGTGCCGCACAGCATCACATGGTTTTCAAGCGGGGCGCCTGGTACGTTTTCGATGATATACGGCCGGCCGGTTTCCCGTAACATGTTACGGAGAGCGGCGATCGGCGGGGGTTCGCGGTCCTTCGTGTTCGGCAAATGGCGCGTTTGGCTGAATGTCTGACACGGGGGCGAAGCGTGGATTAATTCGGCTTGGCCGCCGAATTGAGCCAGGAAATCGAGGGCGTCGCCCTGTACGAACTTGAACGGGTAATTTGGCTGGGGGTGAATGTCAACCCCCAGCACATCGTTGAATCCAGCCTGATGGTAACCCATCGCCGCCCCACCAGCGCCACAATACAAATCCAGTAGTCTCATGCGATGAACCGCAACACCATTGCGGCGATAATGCAAATTTGCACGAGACAAACAATCACCAGCGCGGTAAAGCATCCGGGACGCGGATCGGGTTCCGGTTGGTATATGGTCATTTCTCACCTCGTCAGCAGAATGAACGAAATCTCAAGTAACACGCAAACACAAATGATTGACAAACAACATCCGACAAGGGCAACCCGTCTTCGTGTGCTCATGTGCGATAAATCTCCAATATGTAGGGTTGGTCACTAATCGCCTGCACCATGTTCGACGCCGGCCGCTCGCACATGGCCCAGGCATATGGGGATAATCTCATGAGGGTTGTGCAAGTCTCCCAATGCGGACAGCGCTCGTTGCATGACCGGCGAATGCCGAACGCGGGCGCGAGGTTTGGGTGCAAATCACGCCGTTCGATCGGGGTGTAGTCGTGTATCATTGGAACGTTGGGATTTCGGGACAATCCCAGCATTCGCGTTCTGTCACCAACGAACCCGCGAGATATTCCCATATGTTTAGCGATTGCGTTTTTTGTGTAGCCCTGTTCCAGCATGTCCGCCAATTCGGCTGGGTCACATTTGGCGCAAAGTTCGACGTGTCGATTAAATGCGCCCTTATTGATCAACCGATCGCAATGCGGGCACCGTTTGAAGTATGCCGCCATTAGCTGGTTTCCTTCAGCGTTTTTATGCTGATGGTTGGATCGACGTTTTTAATTCTACGGAAGTTGAAAATCTCGGGGTGCGTTTGACCGTACCGCGTCAGCCCAGCCGTGTCCCATGTGATCCTTTGCGAACCGGCCCGGATCGTGACCTCGACCCCGGCGAACGTGATGGCTTGCCAACCGTTAAGGGTTAGTGCCTTGATGGTCGCCCGGAGTTCTTTTTGTTCCGCCAGAAGCGGTTTCAGTTTGCGTTGCAGAATCGAATATTCCGTCAGCGCGAGTTGAAGTTGCTCCTCGATCGTCGTCGTCATTCTCGGTTTGTCGTTCTGTTGATCCATCCTGATTTCTCCTTCGTCGTTCGAGTAATTCTGCTTGGTGGATTACGATCGCCAATTCCAGGATTTTCATTTTTAGCCGGATTATTCGCACCGCGTCACCGTCGAGCACCGGGGTTGCGGCCGATATGCCATCAACGGCCAATTGTGCCAATTTGTGCTGAGTTGTGTAATCGATGATTTGCGCCACAATCTCGGCGTCTGTCATGGTGTCGAATGGGTTATGAGATTCTGACATGGACCCCAAGCTCCCGCAATTTTTCTGCCATGTCCGATCGCAATTGGACCTTCTCGGCGTGTTCCTGGTCGGTTTGGAACGAGGATGGTTGACCGCGGCCAACGCGTCTGGCGTCCTCATAAAGTGCAAAATCAACATTGATGAAAGCCGCGAGCAATTGGCCGCGGGTGACCGGTTCACTTTTTTCGCTCATGGTACAACAATCTCCGTAACGGTGACTTGGGTAAAGCCGTAGTCAATATACGCTTTTCGTAACCGTTTGACGAATTGCGCGAGTTCGTGATCTGTGACAGAATCGTCAAAGGTTGCCGTTGCGGTGCTCTCGTATGGTAGGGCACCAATGGCACCGGCCGGTATAGGTGGGTATCCGTTCACTTTGTATTTTCGTTTCATCATGCCACCATGACGGCCGGCAAAACGATCGAGCCGTTTGCCATGATAAAGCAGGTGGCGGCCAATGCGACCAGGACGGCCACAATTCCGCCCCGGACCAATTGCCCGAATGCAACCCGAAAGCCGGGGCGGCGTGGGTGCGGAAATGTTTCTGTTGCCCAGTCGGGGGCGGGTTCGTCATCGGAATATACTCCGCGCACCGTTACCTTACCATCTGGCCGTTGGCTCAATGCAACCGCGCGGCCGTCAATTCGTGCAACCTGTTCACCCATCACGTAATTGTCTGACATGGTTTCTCCTTTCGAACCAATCTGGTCTATGCCTAACAAAAACTCGATATCCCAAAAAAGTCACGTCTCTCTCGATGGTGTTCGGTGGCGGTTCAACCCCGGCCGGGATTAGGTAAATCTCGGCCGGGAATGTAACCGCGATCCGGTATTGGTCCAATGGGTCTGCCAATCCGCTCAAAACAACCTCTGCTGAACCGGTGACATTGCAACCCGAACATTTAGCTCGGGTTCGTCGATCAATTCCATGAGTAACGTAATCGCGTTCAGGTCCCGGTATTGGTGGATCAACGTGAATGTCACGAACTCTGGATTTTCGCCGGTCAACCATACCGCTTCTGGATCGGACGGCCGCGCGGTTTCCAATTCGGCGACTCCCTCAATACGGAACGAATCACGCGCGGGGACTTGGTAATATACGCGGCATTCTCCGGCGTCCTGGACCGAAGTCACCTTTACCTTGTCCGGGAGACGGTACGCTTTGATTTTCACAATGAACACCATTTCGTTTCTGAGCGCTTTGAATGTGACGGTAGCGGTTCCCTGGAACGCCAGGAGCCCGTCCGGGGTTTCGTAGTTGTCCGGTTGGGGTTCCGGGTCCGGTAAATCGCCAACGTTCACCAATTCACCGGTTACAACCACTAACTCGCCATCGCCAGAGACTTTGACCAATTCAGTCCCGTTTTCGTTTTCGTCAGTCATTTCTATTCCTCTTCGTCTTTGGCTTTTTCGGACTGGTGGAATTCCAGCACGGTCCAGATTTGCGTTGCGTTCAGGCCAATTCCGACCCAGTTCTTACCCAACCGCTTTTTGAGCGCCCCGGTGATATGGAACGCGTTAGAGAATCCCAGGTCTGCACACGCCGCTTCTTGAAACGATCCGTCTTTGAATGTTAGGGTTTCCAGGTCTGGATTTTCGGCCAATTCAGCAATGAACTGCAGATTTTCCGGCAATTGTTCCAGGTCTATTCTCGGCGTGACCTTCTGCCGCGGTTGCGGTTTTGCGGCCGGTTCCGGGTCTGGTTCGTTGATTTCACCATCGATGATGTCAGAATCGACGGCGGCCGGCTGGGTCGGCATTGGGGCGTCAAAAAGGGTATTGTTCAATTCGTCCAGGTCTACGTGGTCCCCGGTCTGTTCCCGTTCGGCCCGCATTTCCCTAAGTCGGGCGCGTCTGTATGCCCAACCCTCGCGCTCGCCGGGTGGGTAATCGTCCAACCCGTCCCAGTCCTGCGCGATCGTTTTGACGGCTTGGGCATCAGGCGGGTCGATTTCCCAGGATTTCTTGGCGAGTTCTTTGATCGATGGTGCGCCGTGCGAAATGTTGAGGGCGTTTTTCATGGCCCGCTTTCGTGCTACCTGGTCCCAGGTCCAGCCAGTCGGGGGTTTGTTGGGTGCACCGCTGTTTGTCGTCATGTCATCCTTGGTGACGACGCCAACGGCCGCGCTGGCCGTCAGTTCGAATGCCTCGCGGAATGTTGCACCGAGTTCGATGAAATCCTTCATCATGTCGCGGCGATCGTCGCGGAGAATCCAGCACCGATATTTGTGGACTTCATCGCCCTCAACCCCAATCGGTTCGTATTTGTCGGAATATGGCGCTTTGTCCCGTGCCCAACGAGCCAGCGATTTGTACCCGTCAACGATCACCAGTTGACCGCCGCGGCCCTTGTAGAAATAGACTTCTCCGCGGAACGGATTCAGCCCCATGGCGACGGAATACTGAGCGGCCGCCATCAGTTGATTATCGTCAAGTCTGTTCCCGCCCGGAAGCATCACCTTGAATCGGTTCGCCAGCGCGGTGATTTCCTCGCGCTTTCCCCATTCCTCGGGGGCGTCCGGTTTTACCAATGCGGACCCGTCCGCGGTTGCCAATATGGTTTGTTCGTCAGCTTTTCCCATTGTAAATCTCCTTCAATATTTCCGCCTTGGCAAGCGCGAAGGCGGTTTTTATGCTGATTGTCCGTTCATATTTGACAATCAAATCACGCATAAGCAAAGAAATGTGAAACATGCACCGGGCCTGGTGCAAAAGGTCGCGGTTGAATTTGACGCCGCTTTTCCATGCGCTGTCATAGTCAATCATCGCCCCATGCCATGATGTCGGGGGCAATTCAGACCAATCGGCGAACGTGACCGATTCGACGCACAGAACGTAAGCCTGGGCGTTTGGGTACGTTTCGCGCGGGTCAACGTATGCCGGTTCTGACTCAATGATCAGTCTACTCTTCGGCATTTCGATCGGCCCATTCATCGAGGATTCGCCGCACAACCTCGCTAAAATTCACGAGGCGATGCTTTGCCTGGTACGCGTCCAAAAGTTCACGTTGTTCCGGCCGGATCGACGCGGTGATCACAACCGTTTTCTTGCCGTCTTTCGGTTCCATTTCATTCTCCTTTGTTGTGCCCAATAACGATTACTGACAATTATAACCCTGAACCGTCGTCAAAGCAAGCGGCCGGCCCGGGCGGATCGCCCGCCCGGACTGGACCTAATCGCCGCTCGGCCAAATATAACGCCCTGATCGCCCATTCGGCAGCTTCCGTTTTGTTGGCCGCCCCGGCATGGGTTACCAACCATTCCAGCCGCTCGATCGTTTGTGCGCTGAATCGCATGTTGACCTGTTTCTTGGGGGTTTGTTTTTGGTTCGTCATTTTGCCACCTCGCTGGGTCGAACTTTCATGCACCGATCGCAACGCTCCGCCCCGCGTGACTGGTAGCTTATGTGGACCCGTTCGATTTGTGCTTCCATTCGCATGTCTGCTAAATATGCGCGGGGTCCACGTCGATCCGTTTTCATGAGGTGGGCGCGGTCCCAATTGAGCCGCTTCATTGTGTGTCTATTGTTCATGTCAAACTCTCCCTCATTTCGGCAATTGCGGTGCACCAAATATCAGCACCGTTCCGATTGTGCGAATAGGTTCGATGGTGGAAATCATTATCAGCAAAATCAAACCAGAATTTGCCCGTGAAAAAGTCGAGGATTCGCCGACATTCACTGTTTGAGATTCGCTCGCCATTGAGCGACGCGCTGGAAATGTTACCCGTATTGTATCGCGTCCATTCGAGCCCGTAAT